GGTATTTGAAGGAACTTAAGAAATTGACTATTCCATTGATGTGGGGAGAGTGGAATGTGTTCAGTGAAAAGGGTGAAATGTTCAAAAATGGACATATAAAACATCAAATAACGCCACAGCATTCTGAGTTAATAGAATACACCCCAATGGATAAAATCGGGGACTCACCACATATATACATTATAAATGTGTATGCTAGGGAATTCTTCATTAAAAACAAAGATATAGGGTTTAAATGTATTTCTGATAAATATGTAAACGATATTAGAATTGGAAAATCAAAAATTTTAATGTTTTTTATTTATGAAGGTTATTCTGGTACAAAAGGAAATGATGATTTTGAAATGATTGAAAAATGGAGAAATGAAATGAACTTCCCCAAAGATTCAATTTATTATGTTTGTGGTAATTTATTATCGGATCAGATTGTTAAAAATCATGATTATGGATATCAAGCTAGAGGAATTCATTATTTCGAACCATGGAATAAGTATAATGGACCAATTGTTGATTTTATACCGTCAGATGAAAAATTTCTATTTTTATCATACAATAGGCAAATAAGAAATCATAGAATTCGTTTTGTGGTTGACATACATGAAAAAAATCTATTAGACAAAGGTAGAATTAGTTTAAATAAAATAACATACTTCCCATTCACCATAGATGATGAGACAAAAAACTATTTCAATCTCAATACACCAATTATGCTGGACACATTACCCGAACTTAGGTATAATTTGGCCTGCAATTTAACAATAGAAGATTATCAAAAAACTTTTATCTCAGTTGTTACAGAAACTATGGTTGAAGATGGTACGTTGTTTTTTTCAGAAAAAATATGGAAACCAATAATGGTTGGACATCCATTTATCTTATATGGTAATTACAAATCTTTAGAGTATTTAAAATCTTTAGGATTTAAAACATATGGTAAATGGATTGATGAGTCGTATGATGATGAGAAAGATGAAAATATTAGATGTAAAATGATTGTATCTGAAATAGACAAATTCAATAAAAAATCATTGAATGAATTAAAAATAATTAGGGAAGAAATGAAAGAAGTTATTGAATATAATTATAATCATTATAAAAAATATTACATCACTAAATATAATTCACACGATAACTCATTAACTATAAGAGATGTATTATTAGAAATATGGAATGACATATCTGACAAAGACATTAAAAGAAAATTAATATGAAGATAGGGTTTATTGGTTTAGGTAAATTAGGTAAAGAGGCTGCCGAGGTAATGTCAGAAAAATATTATGTTGAGGGTTATGATATTGTTGACGTACAAACTAAATATTTTTCAGTTGTTAACACATTAGAAGATGTGTGTAGAGATAAAGATTTGATTTTTGTTGCAGTACCGACCCCACATGACCCACTTTATGATGGAAAAGAACCTACATCACATTTAGAACCAAAAGATTTTGACTATTCTATTGTGAAAGGTGTATTAACCAATCTCAATAATTTTATTAATAAAAATCAGTTAGTCATTTTAATTTCGACAGTATTACCCGGTACAATCCGAAGAGAATTTGAACCATTAATTAAAAATTATAGGTTTATATATAACCCATATCTAATTGCTATGGGTTCGGTAAAATATGATATGGTATTTCCCGAAATGGTTATTATTGGTACTGAGGATGGTTCACATACTACCGATGCAAAAATATTAAAAGATTTTTATGTAACAATAACAGATGTTAATACCAGATATGAAATAGGAACATGGGACGAGGCGGAATCAATAAAGATTTTTTATAATACGTTCATATCAACAAAAGTGGCGTTAGTAAATATGATACAAGACGTTGCCGAAAAATTGGGTAATATAAATGTCGATGTGGTTACAGGTGCACTCGAAAGAAGTACAAAAAGGATTGTTAGTGCCAGGTATATGAAATCAGGTATGGGTGACGGCGGTTCATGTCACCCGAGAGATAATATCGCTTTAAGATATATGGCTAAAAATTTGGGGTTGGGATATGATTTATTTGATTCAATTATGACAGCAAGAGAAAAACAAGCCGAAAATTTGGCGGATAGGTTAGTTCAATTACAAAATGAATATAATTTACCAATAGTAATTCTTGGTAAGTCGTATAAACCAAATGTAGACATTGTTGATGGATCAACATCATATTTAACTGGACATTTTTTAAATAAAAAAGGTAAAAATTTTATATTTGATCAGAACATAGGTAAAGCGATTTATTTAATTTCACATAGAAATGAATTTAATGGATTTCAATTTGTGGATGGTAGTGTGGTTGTGGACATGTGGAGGGAATTTGAAAGAAAAAATAATAACATAATAGTAATAAAATATGGAAATACGAGAAAATAAAAATATCCTCAATTTAGTTTATGATGAATGGGATGAATCAGGTAACCCATATCCAAATGCATCAATTTTTTATAATAAAAATTGGAGATTTTGGATGTCGGAAGGTCTACCACAACATTATCTAAATGAGACAAAAAGATTAGATAAATTTATTTTAAATAGATGTAAAATTGAAGATGTTTACAATAACCCAAACGAAAAATTTTATTACATTATTGGAAATGCCGCCTGTGATGTATATCATCTATTTATGGACAATATGCCATTTAGTGATATTGTTTTGAAATGTATTAAAGAATGTGATAATTTTTTTATTGTGTTTAGAAGTGAACATGAAGCAGAAAATGAAAACTCATTTAGACTATTAATAAAAAAATTGAAAGAATTAAATATTGAAGAGAATAAAATATATGTAATAAATAATAATTCAAGATTAGAAGAATACAAGATAAAATATATCACAAATATAAATGTACATACATTATCCTTTCTTCCAAATTCATCAACAATTGTCTTGAATAATATTGAAAAATCTGATTTTATTGAAAATAAAACAGGTAAGTTTTTCATGACATTTAATAAATCACCAAAACCACATCGTTATTCACTATTAATATTTTTAATGTATCATAATATATTAGAGGATACAAATTGGTCATTAGTTCCTGATTATGAAATTAATTTAGATGTTAGTTTTATTAAATCAATAGTAGATACGAATGACATTGAAAAATATGAAATGCAAATAGAATATTTAAGAAATTTACCGTTTAAAGTGAGTGACTATGAAGTTGATAAAAAATGGTTTTCAGAAAAAAATAAATTAAATACTGATGGGTTGCCTCATTGGATGAGAGTACCGGAATTTAAATATAATTATGAAAATTCATATGTAAATTTAACAACAGAATCAAATTTTTTGGATGATACAAATACAATCCATATAACCGAAAAATCATTTAAACCATTTTTCCATTATCAATTTCCATTGATATTAGCAACACATAATCATATTAAAATGATGAAAAAAAAATATGATTTAGATTTTTTTGATGATATTATTAATCATGATTACGATGACGAACCAAACCAAAAAATTCGTTTTAAAAAATTTATAAATGAAGTTATTAGAATTAATGAAAACAAGAAAGAATTTATTGAATTTTATAAAAATAATAAAAATAGATTTGAAAATAATAGGTTAAAAGTCTTAAAAAATTTGGATGATGAATCGGATTATTTATTTTTTAAAAACTTAATATGAGAAATTTATGGACATTTGGTTGCAGTTTTACTGCGGAATATTATCCTATCGACTTACCAAATAACAAGTCATTATATGATGATTATAAAAAATGGAAAGGGTATCTTCCAAAAGTTTGGCCAACATTATTAAGTGAAAAACTTAATTGTGATTTAAAAAATATGGCATGGGGAGGAGAATCAAATTACGGGATATTAAATAGATTCTTTGATGTGTGTAATCAAATAAAAGAAGATGATATTGTGATATTTGGTTGGACTCATTGTGCTAGATTCGTGGCGGTAAATATGGTCGAAGAAAACTTCCAACAAATATTACCATCAATGTATAATTATCCTGGTACTAATTTATCTGAAAAAACAATAAAAGAAATATTACATAATAGAACAGACAAACTTTGGATAAAAGAAGTGGAAAATTGGATTAAATTTATTAATTTATATTTTGAAAAAATAAATGGTAATGTTTTTCATTGGACAAGTGACTTTGATATTTTTAATAAAAAAACAGATTTTATTGATTTTAAAAGATTCATAGTAGTGACAGACCCCAACCACGCATTTAATCACGATTTAATGACATACATTTCAAATACTAATAGAGTTAACGGTAAAGAGGTGTCAAAAATAATACATGAAACAAGTGGAGAAGTTAATGATTGTCATTTTGGTGAATATGGACACATAGCACAGTCTGAATATTTCTATAAACATATAATTAATTACATATAATGAAAATAGGTGTTAGTGGATGTTCACACTCCACACCAAGTTATGGTAAATCATGGGTTAACTTTTTAAGTGAAAAATATAACCCAAAAATTATTGAGACATTTGCGTCGGGAGTTGGCAATGAAATACACATAGAAAAAATAAAATATATTTTTGAAAACCATAAAGATTTAGATTTCCACATATTTCAATTGACTGACCCATCTAGATTAGTATTAGGTATTGATGGTAATAATATTATTGATGAATATAAAAATAGATTCGGTATATCTAATGTAAATTTAGACCAATTGTGTTCAGAAAGGTTTTTTAAAAATGCCAGTTATTATACATTTACTGTTAGAGACAGTGCAACACAAATAGACAGAGTATTAAAAAATGTAAATCCAATACAAATAAACGATTTTTTTGTAAATCACATATTAACTTCCGAATATAATTTAAATTTAAAAGTTTTTCATACTTTGATGACTTTACAGACTTTATCTGAATTTTATAATAAAAAAATATTATTTTTTAGTTGGTTTGTGGATATAAAGGAATTGGCCGAGAAGTCTGGATATGCCGATATTATAAAAAATATGAACATTATTGATGGGTATGTTGAGGATTTCACTAAAAAAAATAAAGTACCTAAACTCTCCGTTGATAACTACCATTATGGTGGTGATTCACAAGAAATAATATTTAAAGGATTTTTAGAAAATCGGATAGAGGATTTTATTAAAAATAAGTTATGAGATTGATATGTTTTGGGGACAGTTGGACAGCAGGACACGGAGTTGAATCTGATTTAAAATATAAAGAAGATGCATTCCCACCTAAATTTATTGAAAATTTAAGAAATCAAAATTCTTGGCCGAGATGGTTAGGAGAAAAACTTAATTGTGCATATGTGAATATGGGTGTGTGTGGATATGGGAACGAATATATACTCAGAAGTGTCATCGATTCAATCGATAATGGTTTTTTAGAAGAAAATGATATTATAATTGTTATGTTGTCATATCCATATAGATATCATGATGAACATGATGTTATTAAAGTATATAATAGAATGGAAAATCTATTAAAGAATAGAAAACATTTTTATTTTAATTCTTTTTATCCCACGTTCAAACACGAAAACTTTGATACAGGAAATTTACCTGATTATTTTATTGAACCAAATAAATCAATTTCAGATTATTTAAAAGATTATGAAATAAAAAACGATATTTCCGTATGGGAATATAACAGTAGAATGGTTTGGAACGACGAGAAAAATTTTTGGGAAGGAGATTACCACCCAAATCTATTGGGTTATAAATTCATTGGTAATTACATATATGAAAATATCATACATAAAATATGAACGAAGAATTTAAATATAAAAAAAACAATCAAATTTTATTTCAAAATTATTTAAAATTTTTTGAAAATAAGTTAGAAAATTATATTCCTGAAATACATGAAGAATCGGATTTTTATGCATCTTTATTTGATTTAAGAAGTTTAATCGAACTACGACCAATCATAAAAAATCATTTGTATTTTTTAAATAATAATAAATTGGGTATTAAGTGGGGATTACAGATATTTCACGGAAGTGAGAATGAATTCTTTATAAAAGATTTATTAAAGGATTTCAATAACATTGTTTATGAAAATCTAAATATTTCAAATTTTAAAGATAGACAAACACATACCGAAATATTAAAAACAAGCGATTTTTGGAAAAGGTCTAAAGGAAAAAAAATACTAATTTTTCAAAATGATTCTATGTTATTAAAAAATGGAATTGAGGATTTTTTAAAATGGGATTATATAGGTGCTCCATGGAAAAAACCAAAAGAAGGTTGTATTATTGGTAATGGTGGTTTATCTTTAAGAACAAAAGATAAGATGATAGAAATTACGGAAAAATATAAATCGGATTATGGAATGTGGGAAGACATTTATTTTTCAAAATATTTGAATGGGAATGGATTAGCCGATTTAGAAAGTGCAGAAAAATTTGCGATGGAGGATGTGTATTGTCCTGACCCCATGGGAATACACAATCCCATAAAAATTGAAACTAAATTATTAAAAGAAATATTTGAAAAAAATGTACCTGAATACTCCTTATAAAATTACATATGATATTGAAAAGTATCCATTTAGACGTATTGTTTCAGAAATGTTAGAAGTTCAGGGGGAAACAACCTCATTAGAAAATTTACATTTATTGGAGCATTATGATTTATTAATCAGAGAGAAAGACCAATCCACAATTTGGCACAAAAAATACTACGAAAAATGTAAAAATGATTTCCTACCAACTTATTTAGAATTAGTTAAAGAATTAAAAGAGAGATTTGATTATGATAAAATTGTTTATCAAGTAATCCCAACGTTTAGAGTTCAATTGGCCAATGGAAATTTAGCAGTAGGTGAATGGCACAAAGATAAGGCTTATAATCATGGAACTTCTGAAGTGAATTTTTGGATGCCCTTTGTAGATACCAATGATTATAACACTATTTGGATGGAGTCTGAAGAAGATAAGGGTGACTATAAACCATATAAAGTAAATTATGGTGAAATATTAGTTTTTAGTGGTGCCAATTTAAGACACGGTAATAAACCAAATGAATCAATGTCAACTAGAGTATCTGTGGATTTTCGTTTTGTTGATCCTATCAAATTTATTCCTAATGAAGGAGGTTCAATTAATATGAAAACCAGATTTATGATAGGAGAATACTTTGAGACTATGTAAATTTGACTTTATTTTCACCACCAATCTCTTTATATTTAACACAGATATGAAGAATTTCAAATGGCCATTAATTAATGACAATATAACTAAAGCAGATAGACAGATTTTATCTGATTTTATTTTATCGGACCAAAGATTAACAAACGGACCAAAAGTAAAAGAATTTGAATCCATATGGTCAAAATGGTTAGGTGTTAAGTATAGTACCATGGTTAATTCTGGTAGTTCCGGAAACTTCATTTCAATGGCAATTGTTAAGGCATTACGAGGAATTGGAGAAATAATTGTCCCTCCTCTTGGATGGGTTTCAGATGTATCATCAGTAGTACAATTAGGAATGAAACCCGTATTCGTGGATGTGTCAATGGATAACTTATCAACTACATCTCAGAATATAAAAAATGCAATAACATCTCAAACAAAGGCAATTGTCCTTGTACATTGTCTCGGATTTAATGCAATTAATGAAGAAATTATAAAAATAGCAAAGGAAAATAATTTATTGTTGATTGAGGATTGTTGTGAAGCTCATGGTGCGACATTTAATAATCAGAAAGTAGGTTCTTTCGGAGACATCTCCATATTTTCTTTTTATTTTGGTCATCATATAACAACAATCGAAGGTGGAATGGTATGTACAAATGACATTGTTATTGACGATTTATCAAGATTACATAGGTCACACGGAATGACAAGAGAAGCGTCTCAAATAGTTCAAGATCACTATAAATCAACATACCCCAAATTAAATCCATTATTCACATTTGCAGTACCTGGATTCAATATGAGAAGTACTGAATTAAATGCCGTTTTAGGTATTGAACAAATGAAACGTATAGATTATAATATTGAAAAACGTAGACATAATCTAAGTGTGTGGTTGGATAATTTAAATCCTAAAAAATTCAAAACGGATTATAATATTGAAGGTAATAGTAATTTCGCACTACCATTAATAATGAGAGAAAATAATACTAACATATCATTAATATGTGAAATACTTGGTACGTGTGAGGTTGAATATAGACTCGGTACTGCCGGTGGAGGAAATCAAATTCAACAACCATATTTAGAATCTTATGATTATGGTAAAGTTGGGACTTTTGAAAATATAGAATATATTCATGATAATTCGTTGTATGTTGGAAATCACACGGATTTAAGTGATGAACAAATAATTGATTTGTGTAAAAAATTAAATGATGTTTAAAGATAAAAAAGTTTTGATTACTGGTGGTGCAGGTATGATTGGTAGGTCATTAATTGATATCCTATTAAGTAAAGGTGTACAAATTAGTATTGCTGATTTAACTAAACCAAAAGATTTACCTGATGCTGTTGAACACCTACAAGTGGATTTGAGGTTCTTTGATAATTGTTTGGACATATGTAAGGATAAAGATTTTGTTTTTCATTTAGCAGGAGTGAAAGGGTCCCCAACAATGGCAAAAGAACAACCTGTAGACTTTATGGTACCGATGTTACAGTTCAATACCAATATGATGCAGGCGGCATTTGAATCAAATGTAGAATGGTTTTTGTATACGAGTTCTGTCGGGGTGTATGGACCATCTGAAATGTTTTATGAAGAATCTGTATGGCAAACATTTCCATCACCAAATGACAAGTATGCTGGTTGGGCAAAAAGAATGGGTGAATTACAAGCAGAAACTTACGGTATTCAATATAATTGGAATAAGATATCAATTGTTAGACCGGCAAATGTTTATGGACCATATGATAATTTCAACCCAACAAATGCTATGGTAGTACCTTCATTAATAAGAAAAGTACAAGAAAATGATGTTTTAGAAGTTTTTGGTGATGGAACACAAATTAGAGATTTTATTTATTCCGAAGATGTTGCCAGAGGAATGGTATTTGCAGTTGAGAATAAAATAACACAGCCAATAAATTTAGGTTCAGGAAGAAGACAAACAATAAAAGATTTGGTTGATTTAGTCATAAAACATTCAGGTAAAGAAGTTGAAATAAAATGGTTAACAGAACATTCTGGTGGAGATAAAGTAAGATTGTTTAGTATGGAAAGGTCAAGGAGTTTAGGTTTTTTAAATACCGTGAATTTGGATAATGGAATTAGAAAAACAACCGAATGGTTTTTGAACAATAAAGATATTTTAGATAAAAGATATAACGCTTTTGTAAATCATTAAGATGGGAGATTTTTTTAAAAATAAATTAGTGGTAGTTACGGGTGGTTCTGGTTTCATAGGAACACATTTTTTGATGGAACTTATAAACAGAGGTGCTCGTGTCAGAACCCATGTACATAAAAAAGAATTACAATTCAAACACCCAAACGTTCAAGTACTTTATAATTTAGACTTAATGAAATTGGATGAATGTATTAAATTAACAGAAAATGCCGATTACGTAATTCATTGTGCGGGTGAAGTGGCACACCCATCATCTGTACCAACGGATGTTCAAATAGCAATGAAACAATTAAACTTAATTGCCAATGTATTAGAATCCTGCACTAAAAACAAGGTTAAAAGATTTTTAGATTTGAATAGTTCTACAGGTTATCCTGATATCAGAAGACCACTAACAGAAGATGAATATTGGATTGACGAACCATATAAATCTTATTATGGATATGGTTGGATGAGGAGATATAGGGAAAAATTAATGGAACACGTCTCCAAATTTTCTGGATTAGAAATTGGATTGGCAAGAGGAACGGCAATATTTGGTCCATTTGATAATTTTGATTTGAAGACGTGTCACGTTGTCCCTGCACTTATTAAGAGAATATTAAATGATGAAAATCCATTAACAGTATGGGGAAGTTCGGATGTTGTTAGAGATTTTCTTTATATAAAGGATGTTGTTAAAGGTGCACTTTTAATATTAGAGAAGGGAGAATCAATGAGACCCTATAATTTAGGTTATGGTGGAGGAATTACTATAGGTGAGATTGTAAATATAATTTTGAAAGTTACAGGAAAGAATCCAGAAGTTACGTGGGATGATACAAAACCAACTACAATACCTTTTAGAGCTGTTAGTACTGAAAGAATACAGAATGAGTTAGGGTTCACACCATCATATAGTTTTGAAGATGGTATTAAAGAAACTGTGGAATGGTTTAATAATTTTAAACTAAAATCTAAAAATGAGTAATATATTAATAACAGGTGTTTTGGGGATGGTTGGGTCACACATGGTAGATTTTCTTTTAGAAAAACCGTGTAAAATATATGGATTTTGTAGATGGAACGAATCGATGGATAATATTGAACACCTTACTGATATTATTAACAAAAAAGAAAGAATACAATTAATATATGGGGATTTAAATGATTACGCTTCAATTGTAAATGCAATTGAAATATCTAAACCAGATTATGTTTTTCATTTAGGTGCACAATCATATCCTCAAACAAGTTTTGATTCACCCTTAGAAACATTACAAACAAATATAATAGGTACCGCAAATTTATTAGAGGCACTCAGAAAATCACCATATAGTGATGCCCATATACATGTATGTGCATCAAGTGAAATTTTTGGTAGAGTTACTAAAGATAAATTACCAATTAATGAAGAGTGTTCATTACATCCAGCATCACCCTATGCAATATCAAAGGTTGGTACTGATTTAATTGGTAGATATTATGGTGAAGCGTATAATATGATGGTAATGACCACCAGAATGTTCACACATACAGGACCGAGAAGAGGTGATGTATTTCATGAATCATCATTCGCAAAACAAATTGCCATGATTGAAAATGGGTTACAAGAACCTAAAATATTTGTGGGTAATTTAGATTCACTTAGAACATATGCTGACGTTAGAGATGCGGTTAGAGCCTATTGGATGTTATTGAATATTAACCCGTCTTCTGGTGCGTATTATAATATTGGTGGAGAACACACATGTATGGTGGGAGATACATTAAGATACTTACTTTCTAAATCTAAAATACCTGACATTGAAATAATTGTGGATAAAGATAGATTAAGACCGATTGATGCCAATCTACAAATTCCTGACACAAAAAAGTTTCGAGAAATCACGGGATGGAAACCCGAAATTAACTATAACAAAACAATGGACGACTTATTAGATTATTGGAGAGATAAAATAAATAGCGGACGTAAATATTTAAATAGGTGAGTTATATAATTGGTATATCGGCATTTTATCATGATTCTTCTGCATGTCTCTTTAAAAACGGACAGTTGTTGTTTGCTTGCGAAGAAGAAAAATTCACAGGAATTAAACACGATTCATCATTTCCAAAGAAAACGTTAGAGTATATATTCAAAACATTCAAAATCGATAAAAAAGATGTGGAAATGATTTGTTATTATGAGGACCCTAAATTAAAAAAAGAAAGAGTAATCAATAACATAAAAACACAATTGTTTTCAAATTTATTATATTCAATAAAATCTTATTTCAAAATAAAGAAAAACATAAAAGAACTAAATACATTTTTATCAGAGTATAAGAATGTATTTTATTCAACACATCACGAATCACATCAATATTATTCGTATTATATATCTGATTTCAAAGATGCCGTGTGTTTATCGGTGGATGGTGTCGGTGAAATAGATACATTATCTTTGGGGATTGCTAACGATAACAAAATAAAATATCTACCATTATCCGAATACCCACATTCATTGGGGTTATTCTATTCGGCCATGACATCGTTTTTGGGTTTCAGACCTAACGAAGGTGAATATAAAGTAATGGGATTAGCATCGTATGGTAATCCTGATGTGTATATTGATAATGTGAGAAAATTAATAAATTTTGAAAACGGGGAATTGAGATGTAACATGGATGTTTTCATTTGGAACAAGTCAGAAAAAACCATGTTCAATGAAAAATTATCAGAATTATTGAGTATAGAACAGAGACTACCAGATGAAAAATTAGAACAAATTCATATGGATTTGGCGGCATCAATACAAAAAAGATACGAAGAAGTGTTTTTCAAAATATTGAATACAATTCAAATAGTTACCGAATCAAAAAATTTATGTTTGAGTGGAGGATGTGCATATAATGGTACTGCTAACGGTAAAATATATGATAACTCACCATTCAAACATCTCTCCATACCACCCGCACCGTCAGATGCAGGATCTTCCATAGGTGCATGTATACATTATCTTTCCAAAAATGGGAAACTCAAAGATAAGATAACTAAAAATCCATTTTTAGGTCCGATGTATTATGAAAACGATATCATTAAAGTCATTAAAAATAGGGTTGGTAACAAATATCATAGATTCTATAGTCAACAAAAATTAATACAATTGGTAGCATATGAAATTAGTAAGGGTAAAGTGATTGGATGGTATCAAGGACATTGTGAGTTCGGTGCTCGAGCATTGGGTAACAGATCAATATTAGCCAACCCAATGTTGGATGGTATGAAAGACAAAATAAATAGAGTAATTAAGAAAAGGGAGGGATTCAGACCATTTGCACCGATGGTGATGAAAGAAAAACAACATAACTATTTTGAGATGTTTGAAGATGTTCCCTATATGAATCAAGTTGTAAAAGTAAAACCGGAATATATTAATATATTAAAAGCGGTTACACATGTTGATGGAACGGCCAGAGTTCAAACAGTCCACTCACACACTCAAATACATGATTTGTTAAAAGAATTTGAAAAAATAACAGGGTACCCAATTTTACTAAACACATCATTTAATGTTAAAGATAAAACAATGGTATTAACACCAAAAGATGCCATTGACACGTTTTTTGATACTGAAATGGATGTATTAGTGATGGGAAATTATGTAATATATAAAAACAAAATATGAAGAAACTTATTGATTGGTTTAAAAAATTATTGTCAGAACGTAAGAAGAAAAAAGAATTCAAAAAGAAATTGGAAGAACTGAGAAAAAGAGACCCATTTATTTATAATCATTAATTTGATTTTTTGGTTTTTTTTTCTTATATTATATCTATGATATATTGGTTCACAGGTCAGCCAGGAGCTGGAAAAACCACTTTAGGTAAACATTTAGAGACATATCTTCTACATTCTAATAAGGTAATCCATATTGATGGAGACGATTTAAGAGATATTTTCCAAAATAAAGATTATTCCGAAACAGGAAGAAAGAAAAACATTGAAAGAGCCCAAGAGATTGCTCTTTTTATGAGTAAAAAGGGATATGAGGTTGTTGTGACTTTAGTATCACCATACCGAGACCAAAGAGAACAATTTAAAGAAAATAACGATGTACGTGAAATCTATGTGTATACAACTGATGATAGGGGTAGGAATAATTTTCATGTAAACAATTATGAAAAACCACAGGACAACTATTTGGACATAGATACTACGAACATTTCAATTATATCTTCTTTTAATGAATTGATTTCAAAACTTGATTTATGAAAAAAATAGAAATGAATGAAACATATGGATACGTGGATTTCATATCAGATGAAGAAAAGAATACTCTTTTGAAGTGGACATTCGAAAACGAAGATAAATTTTTTTCAAATAAAATTGGTGAATACGGAGAAGGAAAAAAAATTGGGATACTACAAAGTATTGAAAACTCACCATTAGAATTAGTGAGTATCATAAAAAAAAGAATAATTGAAGTGGAAAATATTAATGATTGGGTTTTAGACCCAACATTTCAAGATGCCATTGGTATAAACAGGAAAGGAGGTGCAATACATCAACACACCGACCCAAATCTTGATGGATATACTCATGTTAGATATAATGTAATATTACAATATCCAGAAGAAGGTGGTGATTCATTATATAATGGAAAAATAAATAAATTACAAGAAAATATGGTATGGAGATGTGTGGCGGGTAGGGTTGTACATGGAAGTACCCCCGTTATTGGGGATAGACATAGGGTTACACTTACATTAGGATTTCAAATAAAAAATATAGTTAAAGAAACTAAAAGTTTAATATGAATAAAAAGTATGCATTGTACATAGGTCGTTGGCAAAATTGGCATAAAGGACATGAATGGTTAATTAACCAACAATTAGACAAAGGAAAAAATGTTTGGGTTGCGATTAGAGACGTACCTAAAGATGAAAATAACCCTAAAAGCGCACAAGAAGTATTTCAAGAATTAATTAAAGAACCCTTCTTTAATGATAATTTTGATAGAATACTTCTCTCAATTATTCCAGATATCGATAGTGTTAACTATGGTAGAGGTGTTGGTTATGATGTTATTTATCATGAACCACCATCCGAAATTGCTGAGATAAGTGGAACAAAAATAAGAAATGGGGAAATTGACAATAACGGATTAAATATTAAATAAAAATAAAATATGTTTAAATATACCACCGTTAAAAACTTTTTAACTAAAGATGAATGCGATAGTATAATGAAATATTCTTTAGCGAATTATGAATTAAAAAATGCGACAGTAAGAGGAGATTTGGTACCAGATAAAAAATCAAGAGTATCGGATGTTGCGTTCATAAATTATGATGATAAATTTTCATTTATGAATGATAGATTTAAGGAATTATTATTTCCGATTATTAACATAAAAGGTCATGAACTGAATTTTGAAAACAATATATATCAATTTACCGAATATAAAGTTGGTGAGTTTTACGATTGGCATATCGATGTTGGGATTCAAGATAACCAAAAGACAAGATATTGTTCAACAGTTATACAATTGAATAATGATTATGATGGTGGTGAATTACAATTAAAACCCGACGGCGATGGAATTTTAACATTAGAAAAGGGAGTAGGTAATTTGTTTGTTTTTTTGTCTTCGATGATACATAAAGTGGCACCTGTTACAAACGGCACTAGATATTCATTAGTTAATTGGTTTCAAACGAAACCTATTGAGAATTATAAAAAAACCTTAATATAATGGTTTCAGTAAAAAGACACATAGTAAAAACAATCACATACAGAATATTTGGTAGTTTTGTGACATTTGTTTCGGTTGTAATCTTAACTAAAGACGTAAAAATATCACTGTCTTTAAGCGTTATTGAATTATTGATAAAGCCGATGACCTATTTCATACACGAGAGGATTTGGTACAAATACGTGAAATTTGGGTTAAAAAATACAAAATATGATGACAAAAAAATAACTTTTTAATATAATTATAGATAATATGAAATCACTTATTACCGGTACCGACTTCATTAGAGATATTGATGGTACTTTCAAAGCAATTGAAACAAACACTAACGTGTCACTATGTGTGGACGTTTCTCGATATTTAGATATTAACGTTTTTACCGATTTTATTACTAATAATAATATTCAAGAAATAGTGATTATCCACAATAACAACAATATGCAAATTGTGGATCATGAAGGTGAAACAGAAGAAAAAAATCAAAATTATATTGATGATACGACTGGTGTAAACTTAATTAGATTGTTGAGAGACATTTACAGAAATACTAATATAACGATATCCTCCATTAAGGTAGATGATAATTCAATTACAATACCGAATGTTGAGGATGGTGAAGGTAAATTAATAATAAGATTAGCATATGACACAACAGCATTGATTGATGACACTTATGCCAAAGATAATTGGGAGTTTTTAAAATTAATGTATGATACTAATCCAAATTTAATACCTAAAACATATATAGACGATGAAATTTTGGGATTCGATTCGATTGGGACGAATTTGAGGGATAATAACGACCACCCAAATTATCTCATAAAAAAAAGAATTACACCAACAAATAGTAACATCTATCCAAAATTATTAAAAGTAAATACAGTAGAAGAATTAGATAACATAAAAAATAATTTACAAATTGATGAGTATCTTCAAGAATTTATATGTGACCCTAATAATTTGTTTTTAAATAAATTAAAAGTTTATAGAAGTGTAGATTTAATTTATGGTTCAAATTTAGATATTTTACATCTATGGGACGTAGAAGGAACTAATATCTTAGATTTAGTTAGTACTCCTGACTATGATGATAATAATAATGTACAAATATGGGATAGAAATAGATATGTCACAAAATACAATTCTTTATATCAAAATCTCGCAATAAAGTTATCTGCAGATTCTGGAACAAAAATACTAAAACCTAACAATGAAATTATAACAATAGACCAACTAAATGTTGGCGACAATGTAAAATCAATTAATTTTCCTTCACTACCGATTAATACTAGTGAATTTTCCACCCTTTCATGGACTGGACAAACTTCAGATATCGTTGAAAATTACTCAATAGAAAATTCTGTGGTTGTGAGTAAAGTGCGAAAAGAATATTTTGGAGAAATAATTGAATTTCAGTTAGATGATGGATTAACATTTTCCGATGTACCACATGCAATGGTCTTAACAAAAAAATTAATTTCTGGAGTAACTGTGGCTAAATTTACACTATATCAACATATAGAGATTGGTTCAATTTTATTTATATGGGACAACGAAACAGAAACTATCGTAGAAAGGACTGTTACAAGTTTAGGTTTTTCACATCAAAGTATTTCTGCATACTCACTTGATGTTAGTCAATTTGATTTATTTTTAACATTGGACGAAAGTAGTAATAATAGATATGGGTTAATCACACATAACTATAGTTACGATTGTAGAGTTTTTTATTGTCCAAGCCCAACCATCTATTATATTAATAATACCGGAGTTGATCCTGGTGGTTGTGCACTTTGTAATAGTGGCGGTTGGGTGGTTAATGCATGTTCATTAATATCGGCATGTTGTAGAGTTCAATACGGCAACCCAAGTGCGCCATATTTTGAAGGACCTGCGTATGAGTATTGTGATACATGGACATCAACACCATGGGGAGGTACATGTGTTGACTCACCATATTTCCCTTCACCAGGTGCTTGGTGTAATAACCAAAAACCACCAGCACCTTCCCCACCTCCTGGATATTAATTTTAATAATCTAAAAAATAATAAAAAAATATAAAATGGCAACAGAAAATAACAAAAACCTAAAATATCCGAATAGAACTAGTATTAAACCTGCCAGAAAAAAATTGAAAGATACTAACCAAATAAACGGAATTAAAAACGTAATTAACGTTTTTATAAATGCGTTGAAAATTAAACATTTATAAATTAATATTAATGAATTTAGGATTAAAACAAATCATATCGAATATTGTAAAAGATCCTTCGAAAATTGTTACAATTCTTGATGCTTGGGTGGCCTCTGCAAACCCTACTGAAGAGCAAAAAAATTTGGCTGAAGCTAGATGGAATATATGTGTGGGTTGTGAACATTTTAGAGAAAAAAGAGATGTTACGGGTGATCCTTATTGTTTTAAATGTGGATGCAATTTAAGAAAGAAAATATTCACAATTAAATATAATGAGTGTCCTGAAAAAAAATGGGAACCTGTTGATGAGTTATTATGGAAAGATACTCAGAAACAAAAAAAATCAATTTTATAATGTTTATTGAAAATAGTTTTTTTTACATTTCTTTACCAAGATGTGCATCTACATCATTTATGGCAAGTTGTATCAAACAAAATTTAACGATAAAGCACCTAAATGAAATCTACGATATTGAAAATCAAAAAAAAACACAAAAAAAAGATAATCGTGAAATTAATTTTCATGAATTTCAATACGAATTTTCACACGTACACGAACCACTAATAGGTTTAAGAAAAAAATTTGGTGATGAACATGAGGTCATATCGGTAAAGAGAGATAAATACGAAAGATTCATTTCTTTATGGAAACATATTATTCATGAAATGGATTTAAAGGTTGATAAAGATACATTTCAAAAATGTTTGAAATTAAATTTGGACGAAATACTTTTTTACGATAATTATGATGTGCTGAACCCAAGAGAGGTTGATAAAGTTGTAAATGAATTCATTTTAAAAAATGAATTATCTAACATTAACGACTACGGAAAAAACATGTTAAAAATTTTAGTGAGACCTCATTCATCATATCACCATTATGATCCGAATATTATATGGTTTGACTTTAATGAACTTTATAAATTAGAAGAATGGGTTTCAAATAAATTAAATATTGACTTTAAATTATTAAAAATTAACTCAAGTCAGCACTATAAACCTAATTTAGTTTTGGACGATAACTTTAAAAAGAAATATGACTTAATCTATAAAATTTATGATGAATTTAAAACAAAAAAAACAATTTTATAGTTTAAAAAATGATTATAACAATATTATCCGAACCAAGAAGTGGATCAACAAATCTTACAAATTGGTTTTATTTTAATGATGAGTTCACAGTAATGTTTTTACCGTCCAATCCAAAATCTAAATGGTTTAATGAAGAAAAGAATCTTGAAAAGTATAAATACAAAACAGAACATCTCTTAGTTAAAGAAGATTATTATCATTATAAAGATTACTCTGAATTTTTAAATACGTCAGATAAAAAAATTTATCTATATAGGGAAAACGAAAAAGAACAAATAGAATCTTGGGTAAATGCTGTAATGACAGGTAATTTCGATAACCCATGGATAAAAAAAATTGAAAAAAATGAAGAACAAGAACTTTTTTTTAAGCAACTTAAATTATCCTTTAAGGAAAAATATTTAAATAATGATGATAACTTTATAATCTCGTATGAAGATTTATATTACGGTAATGGTATAAATAGGATTATAGATTATTTGGGTATTGAAAATTTGAAAAATAAAAAATTCCCATACGGTAGTAGATATAGAATTATCAAAAATAATTCAAAAAATCTAATATGATAAAATTTGAATTGTCTATCGGAGATTTGGTTTGCTTGAAGCCAAATTATGAAATTTTAAAAATCAGTTTAGACAATTACATTGAATATACAAATTATATTGAAAATACAATAAAGAATTTCAATAATGAAATTCAATGGGAAGATATGTTTAATCTTGTTAAATCAATAGAAAGATTTCAAAATTCCATGATTATGTTCATTGGAATTAAGGATAATTGTGCATTTGGACATGTGTGGTTTAAAGAACACAATGACGGTTACCTATTATTTAACTTATTCGTAAGGAACTTAGTAGAACAAAAAATGTGGTCAGGAAAAGAGTTTGTTTCAGATATTATAGATAAATTTTTCAAAAATGATATAATATATTCAGAGACAGATGAATGGAATATAAAATCAATTAAATTATTTGAAAAAATAGGTTTCAAACAAGTTGATTCTTTTTAATTATTTTCTTATATTATTTCAATGAATATATTGGTACATACATCCTTTATTGGGGATACTGGTTATAATAACCATGCTAGATCGTTCTTCACATCATTAAACAAATATCATACCGTAAAAGTTAGAAATTATACTGTAGGGAGTACTTGGAAACATTATACCGAAACCTGTCATGATACTGAACCATATATGACAGATGAGATGAGAGAAATGTTAATCCTACAAACTCTGTATAATTCAGATGGTACAAGGAGTGATTATCCATTAAATGGATATAAAGGTAATTTCAAACCTGATATTAATATTGTATTGAACGATGTTAATCATTCTTATTTTTATGAGAATTATGAAGGTTATACAATTGGATATAACGTATGGGAAACAACAGAATACCCACAAGATTTTTTTAGACAAATTTTAAAATTTGATGAATTTTGGGTACCCAGTGAATGGCAGAAAAATAACTTGATTAGACAAGGTTATCCTGAATCAAAAGTTTTCGTTGTTCCTGAAGGTGTTGATGGTGAGACATTTAAACCGGCAGATAAGGTTACACCCAAAGATAAATTTAGATTCTTGTTGTTTGGTAGATGGGAATATAGGAAATCAACAAAAGAAATTGTAGAGACATTCATAAAGACATTTGATAAAAATGAATCTGTGGAGTTGGTCGTTTCTGTTGATAACAAGTTTGCCACCGATGGAATGAATACCACCGAAGAGAGAATGAATCATTTCGGTTTAAATGATGAGAGAATTAAAATTGTACATTTCCCAAGTAGAGAAGAGTATATCAATTACCTACAAGAAGGTGATGTATTTGTTTCTTGCGCCAGAAGTGAAGGTTGGAACTTACCATTGATTGAGGCGATGGCATCAGGAACACCATCAATCTATTCCAATTGGGGTGCACAACTTCAATTTGCCAAAGGTATGGGAATACCTGTTGGTACGTTGTATGAAGTACCAGCTAAAACACAAGACCCATCATTCGTTGGTAATTACATTGAACCTGATTATGGTGATTTGTCAGTACAAATGAAAAATGTCTACGAGGACTACAAATATTATAAATTAAGAGCTAAATCTGAATCATTAAAGATTAGAGAAGATTTTAGTTGGGATAAAATTGCTAAGGGAGTTGCGGACAGATTCGTAACAACACCAAAGAAATCCAAAGACTTTGTTTTTATTACCACCGGCAATTTAAATTATATGCCGGTCATAGAGAAACTTGTTAAGTCATTTAACGAATTCTCAACTTCTAAGATAGTTGTATATGGTGTTGATTGTGACATACCATTTGATTATCCAAACTTAATCAAGAAAAAATTATCCATACCATACTATTCCGAACATGACAGATGGTATTGGAAACAATATGCTTGTATCGAATCTTTAAATGAGGACTATGAAAATTTTATTTGGATTGACGGTGATGTTGTAGTGAATTATAATATCGATGACATAAAGAAATATTTTAAAGACATTACAAATTACCCACTCTCAGATATACATAGACAAGAGGAGTTTTATGGATATTATACGATTGACGACAATAAATTTTCACAATCGTTTAATGAAAACTTAGCCAACAAATGGAACGTGGAGAAGAAACATCCATATAATCATGTTTGTATGTTCATATATAATAAACAATGTAAATGGTGGTTTGAGGAGATTATTCATAATTACAAATCAATAGATTTAAAAGACTATCACAAATATTATTTATGGAATGATGAAGGTATTGATAATGCAATGAGATGGAAATATAACTATACCAAACATCTACCATTGTCAAATTTCGACACATCGTCATATGATGGAGATAGTGGACAAACTCAAGAACAATTAAAAGACTTCTACACATTTTGGAATGTTAATGGACCATACAATTTCAATAGGATTTATGGTTATCAATATGTTCCTAAAGATAAATCACAAATTTTATATTTTCATGGAAATAAAGATTCGAATAATTCGGATAAGATGATTGAATTTATTAAAATGAAAAGAGATGATAGTTTTTACAAATCAGAATATTTCTTTTTAGGTGAAAACGAGTTACTGAATTTGGGTGAGATATGGAATATCGAGGGCAGTACAATGGATATTGCATATAAGTATGGTTGGCCACATGCAATTTATCATGAAATTTATAATTTACAAGATTATTACCATAATCGATTCAAAAGAATTCATCAAGGTGATGTTGTTGTTGATCTTGGTGGGAATATTGGTGTTTTTAACAGATGGGCATACAAAGAGGGAGCATCAAAGGTTATTTCATTCGAACCAGACAAAAGATACTTTGAGTTGCTCTCAATGAATGC